CATCCACGAGGGAATGGATCACCCCCGCCTTGTCCGCGTAGTCAATCGTCGCCCACACCACGAAGGCCGAGACAATGAGCCACGGCGCTAATTTCTGGATGGTGCGCCATCCTTCATCGGTCATGGTAACGCCCACTTGTGAAGGCCCACGAGCAGGACGACTAGCCCCACGCCGAACAGCCACCACAGGGTCGGCGGTAGCAGGAACGCGAACGGCAACGCCGCCGCCCACGTATCAGCGGCCAAGTCTTTCCAGCCGATAGCCGAGGTCATGGACCCCGGCCATTTGATTTGCTTGCGGATGCCGGAGTATGTGGCGGGGAGCACCAACGCCATCGCCACCGCCACCCCGGTCGGGAGCAACAGTTGCGCGAGCGCGAAAATCACGAGCGACTGCAGGGGCTTCGTGGCGAGATGGCCCCAATGCGTGTCCGTCCATGCCATGACGCCCCTCCTCATTCCGGGACGGGTGCGCCGATTGACGCACCCCCGTACCAACCGCTCCTACGCGAGCGTCAGCTGGAAGGTCGAAATGGTGACAACCTGCCCCACGGCAATGGTTGAGTTGTCGAGGTCAAGCTCGCCGGACCCCTGCCCTACGGTGCCGTCAATGCGGTGTGTGTCGCCCGCATTCTTGAGCCGGAAGTGTGCGGCGACGCCCGCACCGGGGGCGCTACCGTCCTGCCACGTTCCTTGCTTGGCCACCGCGCCGGAACCAGCCGCCGCCCACGGGCTCGCCGGGAGCGTGATGGTGGAGAGCAGGGTGCCCGTGGCCGCGCTTTCCGCACCGGGGCTCGCGCCCGTACGGATTTCGAGGATGGCTGTGGCCGGAAACAGGGCCACGATGGCGTCCAACGCCACGTCTGCGGTAGTGTTCTTGAAGTCTGGCATAGTGCTACCCTCCGAAATCAGGAATGAATGACAGCCCGCTCGCCAATGCGCCGGGGTACGACTCTGCTTCCAACACCTTCATTTCACGCATCCAGTACTCGTACCCCTGCCGCTGTACTGCAACGCTAGGGCGTCGCCGCTGAATGTCCTCACAGCGGGCGTCACCGTTGCACGACATGATGGCGGGCGCGTACTGCATGAAACAGCGCATCGCTTGCCGTGCCGCCACTTCATACGTCACACGTCTTTCTTTCTACGTGACAACGGCGCGGTGACGGCGCCTGTGCCACTCGCCTTCACCGGGGGCACCGTTACTTTCGGCTTGGCGGTCTGCCCTCCAAGGCCACCTCCCATGACGCCCCAACGACGCACGACGAACCAAAGTCCGAGCGCGGCAATGAGGCCGATACCCACGGGTGCAATCCAATCAGCAGTCATACGGTATCCTCCGATTCAGGTTTACCCTTCTTGCTCCAGTGCTCCAGTGCGTTCCCGCCCATGAAGCCCACGCCAACATATGATACCATCTTGGCGAACGCTTCCAGCACTTGGACGGCTTCCGAGGTCAGGCTATGGAAGGCCGCGAGCGCAAGCGTCATGAGGCACAAGACCCCGCCCACAATCAAAATGACCATGGCCACGGTGTACTTGCGGTCTCCACTCCGGACAGGCGCAATCACGTGAACGGCCCCGCAAACATGAGGTGAGCCAGTTCCACGTTCGGCGTACGGATGGAGGCAACCTTCACAGTGCCCCCCATGAACACATCGAACCACTGCGGGCTAGACGCCATCGCTACCGGATAGCCGGGAAGGGTGTTGGCCATGGTGTCATAGTGCTGTTGACAGGCGGGAACGCCCTCATACCCACTGATAAAGCGTACGCGCCCGTCCAGTGCCATGGCATAAGGGCAGAATTGCGCGGAGGCGTTCGTTGCGAGCGTGGCCGTCTTGGGTCGAATCATGATGGCCGCAATGACCAAGCTGGAATCCACGTCCACGCTCCCCGGTGGAGTAGGTCCACGAATTAGCGTCCAATCCACGCACGTGGCACTGGAATTGGCTTTCCCCGACTTGGTACTGGTCACGCACGCCCGAAAGCTCACGCTATCCCACGCCGCTACCTGAGTAGGCGTGAAGCCCATTGATGTGCCCGTGGTGGGCACATCCGTGAGCATCCCGCTCCACCCGGCCCCTTGGGTGACCGCGGCGGTCACGAGGTATCCTGTGGCGCGAGCACCCGGCGTCCAGTTGATGGTGTAGCGGAGCGTGTCCCCCGGTGCCATGGAGAAGCTGGCATAGGAAACAACGTCACGCACGGGAGCCACGGTCCCCGGAGCCTCCGGGGGCTGAGTGCACGCGGCCAAGAGAAGCAGGAGCGGCAAGAGCTTTTTCATGGCTTTCTCCTCAAAGGGGGCCAACAGGGGTGAGACAGCAATGTAGCGTCTGGCGCTCAATCCTACCACTAGGCCGCCTTCTTCTCTAACTGGGCCAGCGTCAGGGAGCGGCCATCCCGCGTCACGAGGTCACGGAGACTCACCTTGTCTTGCCGGAACAACTCCGCCCGCGAGGGGCCGAGAATGCGATTCTGTGTGGCCGCGGGTTGGTCCTTGAGCCATGCTTGGTAGTCCCGATACTTGACCGGGCCGCCACTGGCGGCGCGGAAGGCGTCCTGCACTTCCGCGGGCACCTTCACACCCATCTTTTCCCAGTTCACCACCGGAGTAATGCTACTCCGGCAGTTGATGTGCTGAGGCGGTTGCGGCCCATCCTTGTATGGGAAAATCTGGCCATCCAGCGCCATGCAGATGTCGCTGGTTCGGTCATCCAGCGTTGCCACGTACATGTACGTGTCCGTCACTTCCGGGTCTTGGGCGGCCAGCGTTTCCATGTTGGCCTGTGCGGCGACCCCGGTGATGCTCGTGCGGACAACCGCCTCGGCGTTCCGCATAGCGATGCGCTCCGGCCCCTCTGTGACTCGCTGGACAATCTGTTGAGTGGTTTGCCCTTGAAGGAGGCCCATCTGCACGGTCCGCTTCACCTGAAATGCCATGTCTGCGCCCTGCTTCTCCCACCATTGCCCCATGGTAGTGCCGAACGCAACGGGAAACTGGGATATGGCTTTGAGTTTGGCCGCGCTCAAGGCGGTCAGGGCCACGTCCGTTCCCGCCCGTGCCAGCGCGGCGCCGAGAAACTTGGTTGTGTAGGCGGACTCCACCCGTACCAATCCGGCAAGGTCCGTGACCTTCGCCGTGGTGCGGTACGCCTTGCCCAGCGTCTTGGCGAAGTTGGCCGCCATCGCTTCCAGCCGCGTGCGTTGGTAGGGCGTGAGGTCGGCATACCGCGTGGCGAGGGTGTGCTTAATGTCCCTGAAGGCCGCGTCCAGTATGCGCCGTGCTTCCCCCCGCACGCCATTCTCATAGCGGCGGAGGTCCACGAGGTGTTCCACCGCAAGCGCCCGCGGGTCATGCATCACGCACCCGGAGGCGGCGAGTTGTCAGCGGGCGGCTCGTCGGGGTCTGCGTCCGGGTCCGGGTCCGTGGATTGAGCATCCGCGATGGCCATGGCCTGTTCCTGCGATTCCTTCTGGACCAAAGCCAACCGCAACCGTTCCATGTTCCGGTCAAAGTCCTGTGGCTGAATCCCGCCCGCCTCCAGTGCGTCCCAGAGGGTTTCCAGCGACCACACGTTGGCCACATGGAGGTTGAGCAGGGCGGCAATCATGGCGGGGTCAAAGTTCAAGCTCTCGAAGTCTTGGTTCACCTTGATGCTCCCACCCTGTTCCTTCCGGTAGTTGCTGTGATACTGTTGGGCCAACTCCAGACAGTCCTGCATCCCCCGAGCGGCCACGGCCAACGAAGAGTCCTGCTCCGCCTTGTCAATCCGCTTCGCTTCCGCTGTCTCCGCGGACCGCGTTTCGCTCTGGAGCATGGCCAACCCTTGCGCGGCCATCTGCACTTCCAAGTCCTTCAACTCCATCCGTGTCTGCCCCAGTGCACTTCCACTGTGCTCCACGTACTTCACGTCCCCGTCCGGGCCAACGTCAATCCCAACATTGACCGAGATTTCCTGTTCGGTATCCACGGCATTGCGGTTCACAAATACCAGAATGGGAATGGACGCCTTGTGCAAGCTGTGGCGATGGTCACTGCGAACTTGATAATGCGCGATGTTGGTGTATGCGAGGTCCACGAGGGGCGGCACGCTCTGGAGTAGCCCCACCTTCTCCCCGAGGTACGCCACGGCCAACGGAACCTCTGTCTGATTCCGGATAGCGCCTTCTCCCACCATCCGGATAACGCTGTCGCTCCCCGCCCGCCACAGTTGCCACGTGACGAGCGGCGTCACGCCATCCGGATGGTCCACGCGGTAGACCCGGTACTCCACGGCGGATTGTTCCCCGAACTGTCCCCTCGGCTCTGTCACCGCGGTCCGGATGACCACTTGGGTGACCATGGTCTTGCCGTTGACCGTACTGACACGCCAGCTAAGGATGTTTTCCGGGAGGACCATCACCCAATACGGGCGCCAGCCGAGCTTCTGCTCATCCGCCAACGTCATGCCTTCCGGCGTTGGGGGTGCATCCACGAGGATGCACACATGCCCACGCTTCAACCCCTCGTTGAACGCAACCCGGCTGAACACGTCCCCGTGCGTCCCCGCATTGTCCACATTCTCCCAATCCGTGACGAAACTCTTCGGCACATCGTCCCCCAGCACCGGGTCACGCCGAAATACCATCCCGGTCAACCCCTTGACCGTGCGCCCGACGCCGTTGAACAACTCCGTGCTCTGGAGCCTCCGCTCGTACTCCTTCACATCCTCCAGCGGCATCTTGGGGAGGTACTTCTCCTTGAGCGCCCGCACATGCGCGGTGCCAGTGGCAATGTCGGTGACTAGCTCCCACATGGGCGCTTGGGTGAGGTAGGCGCCAGACTTGAAGTTAGGTGAATCAGAGGGGGTGGGAGCGGAGGATGATAACACGCTCTGCTTGGAAGCGCGGTCTGCGGCTTGCTGGAGCGATGTGGACGCCATGAGGACTCCTCGTTA